TAGATGATAAAACTAATCGACCTGCTTATTGAAGTACTAGACGAGAAGAAAGAGGATCGTTGTAAACGAATCGCTGACCGCCGGTACTCAAAACCCTCCGCCTACAAGTCCGGAGCCATAGTGCGATGCCGAGATGGGAAGATATGGAAAGACCTAGACGAGGTCGAGGGAGAGGAACCTCTTGATGAGAATTATAATTTAGATGCTGTTAAGGATATTTTTAACGGAATCCCAGAATTACAAAGTATAGGTTCGTTGGAACAATATAGCGAATACCTTAAAACAATATTTCCTAACAGTAAAGTAAAAGATATTGTTTATCATGGTACTGACCAAGATTTTGAAAAGTTTTCGAGAGATTCAACTTTTTACAAAAATCCTAAAAATTTGAACAGGGCTTTTTATTTTACGATTTCCAAAGACTTTTGGAAAAGAAAGAATAGAAAGTCGGTATTACTAAATATAGTTAATATTGCAGACAGAGATTTTTTTGAGGATAATAAAGAGTTTAAAGAATTGTTTGATGATATAGTAAAATCGGAAGGAAGTTTGCATGGTATAAAAGAGTATTCAAAATTTTTATCAGAAGTTGATAGAAAATCACCTTACCCTTTTGAGAACCCTAGAGTAGCCTCATACATGAGAGATAATAATATGAGCTATGAAACACCAGAAGGCGGCAAAACTTACGCAGTATTTGAACCAGAACAAATTCACATACTAGGCTCTAAACAAGATATAGAAGACTTTAAAAAATATGTTGGAAAATTAAATGAAGACGAATCATTGCACAAATGGTTCAAACGCAAAGGAGCTCCTGGTAAAACAGGGGGCTGGGTAGACTGCAACACCTGCCGTGAAGTAGACGGTAAGAAGAAGTGCAAGCCCTGCGGAAAGCAGAAGGGCGAGAAACGTGCAAAGTATCCGGCTTGCAGACCAACACCATCACAATGTTCAGACCCAGGCAAAGGTAAAACATGGGGCAAAACCAAATAGCAATGATAAAACTAACTGATCTCCTACTAGAGCTAGACTTCAATGTAGCTACGGCGAAAAAGTATCCATGGAAAAGAGACTCATCAGGCCTGAAGTACACCTTCAATACCGCTGAGACGGAGGATGAGTCCGGTATGGAGTATGAGGTTGACTTCTACCCACACAAGGATGATGAAACTGACGAAAACACTGGTACCTTCGAGAGGAAGTACAATCCCAAAGGGAAAGGATACGAACTGACCGGGGAAGGCAACGCCCTTAAGATAAATGCCACGGTGATGGATATCACCTTAGACTTCATGAACCGGAACAAAGAGTGGTATGACATAGTGATAAGCCCTGTCAACTCCAAAAGATTCAGTATTGTTAAAAGATTCCTAGACGAAAACATACCTAAAGATAAGTTCAAAATGGAGTACGAAGAAGGAATCATTAGAATCTCCAGAAAAGTGTATTAAACCATGCAAGATAGACCCTACACAGAAACCTACAGCGATGGCTGGTACGAAAGAACATTCAGTGGCGATGTAGGTGATGAAGAATTGAAATGGCATAGAGATAGAGAAGATAGGATAATAGAACCATTAGAGCCTACAGACTGGATGTTCCAAAGGGATAGCGAACTTCCAATAAGAATAGAAGGTCAGATTCACATACCGAAGGGGGAATGGCACAGGGCTATAAAGGGGACGGGAGATTTAAAAATAAAAATTAAAAAACTATAGTTATGGCAGATACACAATTAAAGAGAGAATTCAAAGAAAGAGACGTCGCAAGACTGAGAAACATCATTACTAAGAAGTACGGTAATGCTACAGGAATCCAGGTAGGATATGAAAAGCAATCTGAAGACCATGTAGAAGGGGATGTATGGGAAGAGTCCGATAAGACCTGGACTATAAAAGATGGGATAAAGCAGACGGTTACAAAGCTAGACGCTATAAAAAAAGCATCAAGGATGCCTATAGTGTGCCCATCATGCAAAAAGTCAATGAAGACTTCATTAGACAAAAAGATGTATCCCATACACAGCAAGTGCTTCAACTGCGTAGTGGAGACAGAGTCTCAAATGAAGCTAGACGGCACCTACGAAGAGTACATGAGAAACATCATAAACAAGAACCTAGTCACCCACATAGAGGAGGCTGAGAAGTTCATAGAGGAGTTCGTCAACACTAACAAGGAGTCTTATGTCACTGAGCAAGGGGATGTAGAAGACTGGAGTGGTGGAGTAGATAAGAATAAGATGGCCGAAGAATGGAAAAAAGAGTTGGAGGAAATGAGAGAACTCATAAGTAAGTAGCTATTTATAGGTATAAAACACTCAAAATGAAACTGACTAAAATTCTGCAGGACTCATTAAACGAGGCCAAAGAGATAAAAGCCGACGTACCTCCCTCCAAAGGATTGTCCAAAAGTAAAAAATCTGAGATAGTAAAGAAGGCGAAAGCCGGTAAAGATATTGGCAGAAAAGGGAAAGGATTCGAAGCCATTGCTAAAAAAGCTGGTGGTGGAGAAAAGGGTCGCAAGATCGCAGCTTCTGTAATGTGGAAGAACATTAAGCGTGAAGGCATCAACGATGGCCAAGTGGATGACGAAGGGTCAATGATTAAGAGCCAGCTTATGGCAATAGCCAAGTATGCGACCAAAATGCACGATATGCTAGATGACAATACTCAATTAGATGGATGGGTACAATCACACATAGCAAAGGCTGAACAATTGATGGACCAGGTAGGACATTTCATGGAAGGTCAAGAAGGTGGAGAGATTTAAGGATAAGATGAGATAGAAAAGTGTAGTAGGATTAGGTGGCGAGAGAGAGGAATAAGAAGGATAGAGAGAGAAATAAGAAGACACAATAAAACAACCGTAACCAACCTATGAATGCAGAAGCATTAGCCGCTCTAATAACGGCTATATTTACATCTATAGTAGGCCCAATAGCCGTCCACTATGCGAAAGCTGCAGTGGAGAGTAGAAAGAAGAAAAAAGATCCGCTATCAGAGTCCATAATGGTAAACCACATGATAACGGAGAAGCTGGAGAAAGTGCGTGAACAGTTTGAATCCGACAGGATATGGCTACTCCAATTCCATAATGGAGGCCATTTCTACCCGACAGGGAAGTCGATACAAAAGTTCAGTATGGTATATGAGCTGCTGAGCCCATCAGTAGTACCATGTCAACACCAGTTTCAAAACATACCGGTAAGCCTGTTCAGCAAAGCCATAAACCAGCTGCATAGCGGAAACACCGTATCGGTAATTAGCGTAGATCCTACATTGAATGTCAATGGAGGATTTACCACTGAGATAGCCGGGTCAGGGGTTAGAAGCAGCTACATAGTTCCGATATTCAATATAAAAGGAGAATTCGTAGGTATAGTAGGAATGGATTATGTAGAGGATGGTAAAGAGCTGACTGCTGAAAACATCAGCGACCTGGGACTAGAAATATCAACAATAGGAGGAGTACTAAACGACTATTTAAAAGGATGATAAAGTTAGCAGATTTACTCAGAGAAGAATACGGAGGCGGCAAGTATGAGCTGCCTTCTGACCATTTAGCAGGTATCCGAGTACCTAAAGGAGGCGCATGCTGTGCCAACTGCAACTATTGGAATGTGGGAGCGCCTGGGGAGAAGGGTCACTGTGCTAATAAGCAGTATCAGCAGTGGGCTGGGACATCCGAAATACCGGCCCCTCCTGATGAATACTGTTCTGATTGGTGGGAACCTATAAAAAGTAGCAAAGGAAAAAAGTAACCATGGAACTAACCAAATACCAAAATATAACCCGGCAGGTAATCGTATCGGACAATAACATAGTACCGTATATACTGAGCCTGTCTGAGTACATACAGAACTCCGGCATAAAGATAATGCCATACCCAAAGGTTATATTCATAACAGATCTCGTATACAAATCCGACCCATTCGGTAAGACCGGGTATTACAATCCAGAAGAGTGCTCAGTAAGCCTATTCATAGCCGGGAGGCATATAAAGGATGTGTTGAGGAGCTATGCTCACGAACTCATACACCACAATCAAAACCTTACAGGAATGCTGAATACGTCAGATTTGGTAGATCTGAACGACCCGAAGTACATGCAGCATAACAAGAACCTAATGATGATGGAAGAGGATGCGTATTTGAGAGGAAATATGATTTTTAGACTGTGGACTGAGTCCTTCAAATAAAAACTACACACATGAAATTCATATCTATACTGTTGGAGGTAGGTAGTAGGATAAACGAGGAAATCAAAGCTGGTACTTTTAGAGGGTATCATAGATCACAAATAGACGAGCCTACCAAATTTAATACGGGATTTGTACCTGGTGGTGGAGCAGGGGCCATGTACGGCCCCGGTATTTACATGACCTATGAACTAGAAGATCAGCTAAATCCCGGAATGGAGGACTATGGCCCAACCATAGTAGAATACGAAGTAAAAAATAATGGAAAATTCCTTATATACGATAAGAGCGAAGCTCTTAAAGTATTTGGAAGTAATCCAACACTAATCAAACAGTTGAAGAAGATTCTAGGAGGAAACTTCACAAATTTCTATAAAGAAAATAAAGGTGAGATAGACAAATATAACGATGCTTTAGCTTCAGGAAGCTACGATAGTAGCTCCGACATAGCAATAAAATTATACGAAATACCAAACGTAGAAACTTATGTAGATGGCATAATATTCTCAGGAAGGCAGGATTCTAGAGTTCTAGCAGTATTCAACACAAACATAGCCAATCCTATCCGATATACTAGAGACGATGGTAAGACTTGGGTAAGTATGAAAGACAAAACCTCTCATAAAATAGGCAGGGATGAGAGAGGAGATTCTAAAATTTTAAATTTTCTAAAGATAAAAGGAAAGGGAGATTTCAATAAATTAAGCGATGAAGAAAAGGATGAAATAAAAGACTATATGATTGAAAAATATGGAATCAAAGCTAAACTTGTGTACTACCCAGAGGATCTAAAACCAGAGGATTTGGATGTGAAGGGGGATTTATTTTTAGCCAATACTCCAATAAAATCACTACCTGATAATTTAAAAGTGTCTGGAAACTTATATTTAAAATATAGTTCTATAGAATCACTACCTGATAATTTAAAAGTATGGGGAAATTTAGATTTATCACGTAGCCGAATAAAATCCCTGCCTAATAATTTAAAAGTAAGGGGGATTTTAAATTTAAGTCATACTCCTATAAAATCGCTGCCTGATAATTTATATGTAGGAGTAGCTTTACTTATAGGAAATACTAAAATAGAATCATTACCTAATAAATTATACATAGGTACATATTTAGATTTAAGAGACACTCCTATAACCTCATTACCTGACGATTTACAAGTAGGTGCAAAAGTATTAGGTAATGATGACCTACAAAAACAATGGGAAGAAATCAAAGCAAAACGAAAACAAAAAGAACTCCAAGAAAGCACCTCCCTAATCTCAATATACAAATCATTACAATAAAATAAGTATGAAAACGAACTTCTACGAGATATTCAGAAAAAAGCTAATAGAGCAGGAAGGAGACGAGGAGATTTCTACGAAGGTAGAAAACGAATCTACCATAGAAAAGGTACTAAGGAAATCCAAAAAGATCCCTGAAGTCCTCACCAAACTCCTCACAACAGAACAATCATACAACGAAGAGGCCAAGAATCAGATACGTGAAGTAGTATCAGACCTACGCTGCATAGCCTATAAACCCACCACATTCAGAGTCGTAATACCAAACGGAAACTACTTCGACCTGAAGTACGATCCAACACCGTTAGAAGTAGAGTATCCAGAGGACTATAATGTCAGCGATTCATTTACGGTGCTAGTTAGCGGTAAGAAGTACAATATAGTGAACAAGTCAGAGCTAGAGCAATGCCTGGATTATATCGGAATACTATTAAAAACCAAACCCGTAACTAAAGAACCTGAGCCAGAGGAGGCACCGGGAGCTCCTGAAACACCTGAAGCGACTGAGACGCCTGAAGAAGAGTTACCGAAAGAGGAAGAACCTGAGGCTGAGAAATAGAAATCCAAACTCACATGAAACATTAAAAATGTCGGAACAACCTACGATAAAAGAGATAATAGCGGAGGAGTATTTGAAGTGCGCAAAAGACCCAATATACTTTCTCAAAAAGTACGTCTACATTCAGACTAGCGAAGGCAGGATGCTATTCGTACCATTCCCATTCCAGGAAAAGCTACTGTTCCTCATAACAAAGCACGATAGAACCATCATACTGAAGTCTAGGCAGCTAGGCATCACCACACTATCCGCAGCCTATGCGCTGTGGTTAATGATATTCAAAAAAGACCAATCCATATTAGCATTAGCACCCACCCAGGAGAAAGCTCGTAATATAGTAGACAAAGTCAGGTTCGCATACTCAGAATTACCGTCTTGGCTAAAAGTAGCCTCATTAGAGGACAATAAGCTGAGTCTGATACTAACTAACGGTTCGAAGGTTAAAGCGGCTTCTGGAGCCTCTGACAGCGCAAGGGGATACACTGCTAACGTACTCATACTAGACGAGGCCGCTTTCATAGACGGAGCGGAGGAATTATGGGGATCAGCACAGCAGACATTGGCAAGCGGTGGTAAGGCAATAGTGCTATCCACTCCAAACGGCAGAGACGGATTCTTCCATGGCATGTGGTCCGAGGCTGAGGTGGGAGACAACAATTTCGTCCCTATAAAACTGAAGTGGGATGTGCACCCTAACCGTGATCAGGTATGGAGAGATAATCAGGACAAGGAGCTGGGAAAGAGAATGGCAGCACAGGAGTGCGATACGTCATTCCTGACCTCAGGAGACACTTATTTTGAGGCGGAGGACTTGGAGTATTATACTACTAACCAAGAGCAGCCTATTGAGACTAGAGGGCTGCAGAGAGACTATTGGGTATGGGAGTACCCTGACTATAACAGAACCTACATGGTCATTGTCGATACGGCTAAGGGGGATGGATCCGATTCATCCACCATACAGGTATTAGACATATACTCTGGAGCTCAGGTGGCTGAATATAAAGGGAACATCGATACTAAAGGGCTGTCTAAATTAGCCATATCAGTATCCCTAGAATACAACAACGCTTTGCTAATCATCGAGAACACTGGATTGGGTCATGCTACTATGAGTGACGTGTTGGATATCGGATATAACAACATCTACTACTCACCCAAAGGAGATACGCTGAACGTACAGCAATACATGACGCAGTACTATGAGTATGACACCTCTAGAATGACCCCAGGATTCACCACGTCTACTAAGACTAGGCCTGAGGTATTACTCGCTATGCGAGGATATGTAAGAGATCACTCTATCAGAATACGCTCTATAAGGACCATTAATGAGATGGGTACGTTTGTATGGAAGAACAGTAAGCCGCAGGCTCAAACGGGCTATAATGATGACCTGGTGATACCATACGCCATAGGATTGTACCTGAGAGACAGTGCGATACAGTACAAATCTCAGGGAGTGGAGATGCAGAGAGCTGTGATAAACAACATAAGCCGTCAAAGCTCATACACACAGCAAAGCTATCATAGTGCACCTGCACAAAACCCTTATCAACTGTCTGTAAACGGTAAATTTGAAGATATAAGCTGGTTGGTGAGATAAAAATATATATTTATATACGGTATTGGCAAATGCCAAATCGTAAAATAACAAATAACAATTAATGGATACCTCATTATTCCCCAGGCTAAAAAGATTATTTTCAACGGAGACCGTAGTTAGAAACGTAGGTGGTAAGCAATTGAGAGTAATGGATGTCGAAAGAATCCAAAGCTTCGGCATGCTTCAGACCAACTCACTGGTAGATAGATTCACCAGGCTGCATAAGGCAGGTCAGAGAATGCAGTTCAACCCTACTCTAAACTATCAAACCCTAAGGCTTCAGTTGTATGCTGATTACGAAGCCATGGACACAGACGGTATCATCTCATCAGTATTAGACATCCTATGCGAGGAGTCGACATTGAAGGGTGAGATTGAAGAAGTGCTTACCATAAGAAGCTCTAATGAGAACATACAGAGGATCCTTTATAACCTGTTTTACGACGTTCTCAACATAGAATTTAACCTGCCCATGTGGATAAGATCGATGTGCCTGCATAAGGACACTAAAATCCCTCTGCTGTCAGGAACTGAAATGAACATAAAAGACTTAGCGTTGGAGTTCGAAAATAACCCCGATAAGGAGATATGGGTGTACTCAGTACAGGAAGGAACCAACCAGATTGTACCTGGTAAAGTAAAGTGGTGTGGACTGACTAGAGAAAACACTGCCATAGTGAGAGTTACCTTGGATGACGGAACGTACTTAGATACGACCCCAGACCACAAGTTCATCATGAGAGATGGATCTAAGGTAGAAGCAAAAGATCTTAAGGAAGGTCAGAGCCTTATGCCATTCTATACCAAAACTAGCACCAAAGCTAAGGATAGTATGGAAGGGTATGAGAAGGTTTACAATCCTATGTCTGATAAGTACAATGTTACTCACAGGCTAGTAGCGCACGAGTGTCATATTCGGAACATCAAAGAAGAGGTTAAAGAGGGCGGGAGATATGATACTCATCATGTAGATTTCAACAAAAAAAATAATACTCCTAGCAATCTCCTAAGACTGAAGCATGAAGATCACCTTAAATTGCACACAGATATAAGCAAAGAAGTTCTGTGGGGCAATCCTGAAGTTATCGCTAAGCGGAAAGATTCTATACATAAGTGGCTCACCTCAGATAGAAGAAAGGCCGACATGAGTGCTAATATGATGGGTAAATATCCAGAGCCTTTCAAACTGTACAACAATAGCGAGGATCATAAGAAACACAATGCCATAAGAAGGGAGAGTATGAAGGATGCCTGGAAAACTGGAAAGATTAAAATACATAAACTAGGCTTCGATGAGAATTGTATGAACTACATATCTCAGTACATACAGGGCAAGGGAAGATATGTGACAATATCTGAAACGTTTGCTTATTTAAAAGGGAGTGCTGATTTCGAAAAATTGTTCGAAGTAGCTAACCCTAAATACACCAGAGATTTAAAAAAGGGATTACATTCACACTCCTTCAGTACTTTGATAGAAAGAGCAACTGGTATGAAGTACCACAGATACGTAGCCACTATCATAGAAGGCGCTGTAAACGACAACCATTATAAGAGATCAGAAGGCATTCATGCGGATAAGGCTCTTACTAACCACAAGGTAGTAAGCGTAAAATATCTAGACGAGCTGTCAGATACTTACTGTATGGAGGTAGAAGGGCCTAAAGGAGAGCAGGATAGGCATAACTTCGCAGTATGCAGCAACAATGTAGACGGTACTCATAGTAGAAATGGAGTCTTTGTATCAAACTGTAAGTATGGTGATCTCTACCTCCATCTGGACATAGCTGAGAAGTTTGGCATCTATGCTGCCAAGCCATTATCCGTGTATGACATGATAAGGGAGGAGGGCCAAGACCCTAACAATCCAGCCTATATAAGATTCATCCACGACCCGGTATCAGTAGCTGGCGGTACAACCGCTACTAAGAACAAAGAGAGTTTTGAGAACTTTGAGATAGCCCACTTCAGGCTCCTTACAGACACTAACTATCTGCCATACGGTAGAAGCTACATAGAACCGGCTAGAAAGTACTTCAAGCAGTATACTCTAATGCTAGATGCGATGCTATTGCATAGGATTATGAGGGCTCCTGAGAAGCGTATATTCTACATCAATGTTGGTAACATTCCTCCCAATGAAGTGGATGCATTCATCCAAAAGACGGTGACTACTATGAAGAAAACTCCGTTCATGGACCAGACTACAGGTGATTACAACCTGAAGTTCAACGTTCAGAACATGTTGGAGGACTTCTACATACCTGTAAGACCTGGTGATAACACTACTAAGATAGATACAGCAAAAGGACTAGAATATGCTGGTATAGAAGACGTTGAATTCTTGAGAGATTTGATGCTAGGGTCGTTAAAAGTTCCTAAGGCCTTCTTAAATTATTCTGATGAATTGAATGGAAAATCGACAATTTCAGCGCTCGACGTCAGGTTCAGCCGTACTATTGAAAGGATTCAAAGAATCGTGCTCAGTGAGCTAGAAAAGATTGCTCTAATACACCTGTACGTACAAGGATTTGAAGATGCCGACTTAGTAAACTTCAAACTAGGCCTCAACAACCCATCTATCATCTATGAGCAAGAGAAGATTGCTCTGTTGAAGGAGAAAGTATCTCTGGCAGCAGATATCATAGATAAGAAGCTGTTCTCATCTGATTGGGTAGGAGATAAGATATTCCAAATGAGCGAAGATCAGATAAACGAACAAAGAGATTTGATATCTGAAGACGTTAAGAGAACCTTTAGATACAGTCAGATTGAGAATGAGGGTAACGATCCTACAATCTCAGGAGAGTCTTACGGAACTCCGCATGACCTAGCTACGGTGTATAACAAGACTAATAGAGGAGATCTAGATGTTCCAGATGGTTACAACGAGTTTGAAAAGAATCCGGTAGGCCGTCCTAAAGAGAAAGCATCGATATATGGCACTGACAACTCTGCATTCGGTAGAGATCCATTAGGAAAGAAAGGGATGAAAGAGCCAAAACCAGAGCAACCATCTGTTGGAAATAAGGCTAGAGCCTTTGCCTTGGAGTCTATGAAGGGCCTAGAATCATTGAAAAAGAAAAAAATGATGATTTATGAAGAAAAAACCAATACTCCAACTCTATTAGATGAGAAAAATATCATCAATGATGAGATTTAATCATATTTATACAAGACTATAACCATATGAAGCTAAAACATAATAAGCTCCGGAACCCCTCTATATTATTTGAACTGCTTGTGCGTCAAATAACTACAGACACTCTCAACAACCGAGAGTCTAAAGCTGTGGATATACTTAAGAAGCACTACAACAACACTCAAATATCTAAAGAGTATAAGATTTACAATACGCTGTCTCAGCACAGAAACCTATCTGAGGCTAAGGCTAATGTATTATTGAACATTGCCGTAGAAGCGCATAAGAAGCTAAATAAGAATAGTCTGAAGAATCAGAAGTATGATTTGATATCTGACATCAAAGAGAATTATAACATAGATGAGTTCTTCAAAGCGAAGGTAGACAACTACAAGACCCTGGCATCCATATACATGTTGTTTGAGATGTATGGCTCTAACGAGATAAACCCGGAAGAGGAAGCCAAGCACAGGTTCACAATCATGGAGAGCATTGCTGATTCTCCAAAATCAGAAAAACTAGACCCCGTACTTGAGACATACAATGCTATGGATAAAGGCACCAAATCAATGGTGTACAAAATCCTTGTGCAGAAGTACAACGATAAATACTCAAGCTTTGATGATAACCAGAAGACTCTGTTGAAGGAGTATATCACTAACATATCCACCTCAGATACTCTGCGTGAGCATATCAATAGTGAGTTAGTGAAGGTTAGAAGCGCCCTGAAGAAGCATACAGACAATCTTAAAGACGAAGTGCGTAAAGTTAAGATGAACGAGGTGTTCAACTTCATGGAGGAAATCCCATCCAATAAGCAGGTTTGCGAGAAAGACATTCATAACCTGCTCTACTACTACGAGCTATTAAAAGAGTTTGGAAAGAATGGATCTTAACGAACTATATAATAAGGCTATGGCCGTATTGAAGGATGCCTATGGCAGACCTTCTGTAGGACGTGCTAAAACCGTTACAATTGGTACGCAGAGACGTTCCATAGAGAAGTCCAAAGGTGCTTATGATAAATATGAGTATGAGGAAAATAAGTTCGAGGATGGGTCAGTGCATCTTATATATTATAAAAGCATAATAGAAGGAGGAAAAGGCAGAAAGCCAGTAGATATATACAGAAAAATTACTGAAAAGGAGTACAAAAACCTGCTATATAACAGTAAGATAAATGCTAAAATATTTCCCATAGACGAGGAAGATCATTTTGAGGACATTTATTATGTTGAAATTCCTGCTATCAAATTCAAAAGCGGGGAAAAGCCTCCTATGAAAGTCTACTTTACTAAGATAAGCCTATCTGATGTTAAAGCACTTTCCGAAGAAGATAAAAAGAGTGTTAAACTAGAATTGGTACCAACCAAAGACATTTATGAAAAAGGCGTTGGAGTGGACTTTGCAGACTTCAAATATGTGCAACTATATTTAAAAGACCAAGAAGCAGCGCTCAAAAGAAGAGTCAGGACTTCTGACAAACCTGGAACAGAAAAAGACTTCGAGTATGAAGCAGAGCCTGAAATAGATTACGATGAACCAGAGCCGGAGGTAAAAGCAGTACCAGACATAGACCCTGCCATTAAAAAGGCTAGAATGGATGCTGCAAACTTCATATACACCGGTAACCACGACAGACTGTTGAATAATGAAGATGTAGAAGGATTCGTTAAAGCTGTAGAAGATTACACAAAAGACCCTGTAATCATAAAGCAGATAGTAGATTACATAGTGAGGACTAGACTAAAACCTGATAGCGATGCTTACAAAAGAATAAGAACAGCGCTAATAGACAAGCCATCAAAACCTAAGACCGCACCTAGCGTAGAAAAGCCTGCTAAACCAGACGCGAAGAAGTCTGAGAAGCCTAAACAAACGTTTGTAGCAGCTCCTACACAGGCCTCAAAAGGTAAAAGCGTAGAATATAACTCTGATGAGTTTATAAAGGCTAATAAGCCTACTATAGACAAGATAAAAACCTACCATAGCCTAGTAGTATCTAAATATTCTAGCAGTAAAGAAAAGGATGATAATCAGGAGATGTTGACCTCTAGAATATCTCTACTAGTAAACAATATACTGAGAGAGACTAGAAAGGTTCAGAAAGAGCAAGGTCTAGATGAAAAGGACATGACCGTGTTAAACAAGATACTATCAGACATTGTAAACCAGTTCTCCAAAGAGCGGGATTTGGCAAAGATGGTACTATCACAGTTGGGAAACCTAGTCAATCTAAAAGAGATGTCTGCTACAGGCGGTGGCGCAGCTCCCGGAACCGGAGCAACGGCTATACCTGGAACTGGGGAAGGGATGGCCACTAAGTATGCTTTCGCAGGCCCTGGTGGGACAAAAGCGACTCGTAAAAAAGGAATCTTAATACCAAAAGTGATGAAAGAGGCAAACATACAGTATACTTCAGAAAAGGCATTAAGCATGATTGCTCAGGCTGAAGAAAGTAAGCAGAAGAATGAACAGATGCTGAAGAACTACATCAACACTGTAATGAGCCTCAGCTTCTATGACATGCTAGAGAACAGGAACAAGGTTGAGAAGGCATTGGTCATCGGAAAAGAGCTGAACAAAAGGTTCTTAAAGATATATGAAGACCTCTACGACATAGGAGAAAAATATTATGAAGAGGAAGGCTATTCTAGCGCTAATTATAAGAGAGCTAGCGAACTAGCGAGTGAGTACGACACCTATCAAGAGATAGCTGATAGTGTAGCTGATCTCGTAGATAGCGTAGAACTGAACCTAAACCAACTATACAGTAATAAAGAATTTATGTCAATCATCAATAGTTGAACAGGCAAATATTCTTAAACGAAGATTAAATATACTAAGCTCTGGTTGCGGGACACAGTCGGAGGATAAACAAAAACGAGGTGAGGCGTTACCAATAGGTGAGTCTATGAAACTCGAAACTCCGTACCCTTCAAGGTCAGAGTAGTTCACGGCCCTCATAAAATAAAAAAATAAAAAATGACAACACAAGAATTTTATCAGAAGGTACTTAAGCAAGAGGCAACAAAAGAAGCATTCCTTTGGGAAGTACGTAGAGACCAGAGGTTCTCACACGTAGTAACCAATACTATGAGCTATGAGGACATCGTATCAACATTAAAAGGGAAGGGATTCATTAGTGAGACTAATGATAACACTGCTGTAAAGCCCATGGACTTCTTAGGAAACTTCAAAAGGCTTCAAGAGGGCAAGACTCAGAAATTAAAAGGTGGCAAGGGCGATAAACTTACTCCTGACCAGGTAAATTACCATGAGTTCACCAAAGGGTGGAAGCATGAGATGGAGCACACTGATGATATTGATAAAGCGAAGGAGATTGCCTTAGACCATTTGGCTGAAGACCCAATGTATTATACTCGCCTAGAGATGATCGAGTACAAAGCTGATAAAAAGAATCGTACAGATCTGCCTATAGACATCAGCAAGAAGAAGGCTGATATGAAGGATCCTAACAATCAGATGAAGCCTCACACTAAAAAAAAAGAGGCACCTAACGTAAAGGAGACTCTAGGCAAGCAAGAAAAGGCTACTAGCAAAACTGCCGGACTCAAGAAGATGAAGGGAGAGGGTCTTCCTATGAAATCTATTAAAGAGGCTGAAGAGGCTGGTGCGGCATCTAAGTATATGGGAGGTACTATACCTACGGAATATAATCCTAATGTTGAATACTTATGGAAAAACATAAGCTATAAGTATGATGATAAAGGCGGTAAACCTGAATTAAGAAGGGACGATAAAAATGTTAACACTGGCTCTCTTACTAAAAAAGAGTTTGAGGATTATAAAAAAATAGCCGAGAATAAAAACATAACGGCTATAGATGACCTTGGTAAATTGCTGAGATCAGATAGAGTCCTCTTAATGAGGAAATCAGATTTTGATATCTATCAAGACAAAAAACTTAAAACGCCTACTAAAGTAGCACCTACCGTAAAGGGCCCCGGAGGAGAAACAAAATCCTACGAGGTAGAAATCGGCAATAACAAGTCAACATATTTCTTCACCGACAAGCAGGCTGAAGATAGAATGGCCAACCCATCTAAATACGGCATAAAAAGCATTACACCGCTATCTAAACCAGGAGAAGGTGGAATTAAGAAGGCCTCTACAGGTGAAATCAAACCTAAATATAGTACGAGAAGCTCAAGCGAGACATTGCCAGACAAGAAGTTCTATTCAAAATATCCTGGATCCCCTGGTGGAACAGTAGTTAGGACTGGGGGATTACAACTGACTCCAATAAAAGACTACGAGAACAATAGATGGTTCGTAGTAGATAACAACAATAATCGCGTAGATGATAAATCTTATCCAACAAGGGAGAAGGCGAAGGAAGTAGCCAAACCAGGAGAAAAGACTATCATAGGAATGCAGCTGAAGGCTATCGAGCAGAAGAGGTTAGCAGAAGCAGGAATGGCATCCAAATTTCAAAGTGTGATTGACACAGTGAGAGACATGTTTTCTAGTCAATCATCAGAGGTTAATTCATTGAAAGGCAAGGGGATATCTCTCACACTATCTCCAAAAGGGGTAGCCGATAACCCAAATAATCAATGGGACATAGTTGGTACTATAAGCAGTGTAAAGTATAACGAATCTAAAAACGACCTTATAGTAGGATTTAAAGGTCCGGATAACATTAAAATGGGAGATCCTGGAAAGAAGGGCTCTCTGCACATTTACTTGAAGAAGGATGGACAGCCTGACATGACCTATTTTGAACAAACCATTGATAACCAGAGAGGAACTCCTTATAAAGTATTAGACTTATCATCCAAAGAGCTACAAGACATCCTGAACGCCAAATACCCTGCTAAAGAGCAAAACAGCGACAGTGTATTAGAAGCCTATATCCGTAAAAGAATCGTAAAGGCGATACGTGAAGGTGAAGAAGGTCAATACATAGGAGTAGTAGGCCCTGATGTTAAGAAGAAGAAGCTAGAGGACTACATGAAGAGGTACAATTGGGGATACCAAAATAGTAGCGACCCTGCTGTAAAGAGCATAGGTGGTGAGTACAACGGTATCGTATCCAAGCTGATATTTGAGTTAGGACCTGATGGACTGAAAGTGTACAACACCTACGCACCAGACGAGTACAAGATATCAGATGTAAGCCAGTTAGGAGGCTATACTGCTAATGCAAATAGCGGACTGCCTAACGACGGCATATACAACCCTGAGAAGCTGATGGGAAGAGGCGGAAGGATGGCAGAAGGAGAGTTCAGTGACATAAACATGAAGAGCTCAATGTCAAGAATAGAAGATCTGAGTAAGCAAAGTTACATAAAAGACTACCTGGATATAAAGCTTATTCAAGACGCTATGAAATATTTTGATAAGCAGATGAGGAAAGGTAAGATTACCAAAATCCCTGATAGCGTAATAAAGGCGAACATGAAAATTAAAAAGCCCTAACAAAAATGGCAGACTTACTATTAGAATACTACCAGCTCGTTCTAGACAAACAGCAACTGAACGAAGCAGTGAATACTGCTTCAGGAAGTCCTATGATTATAAGAGGAGCTGTTATACAAAGAGCCAATGCTAAGAATCGTAACGGTAGGGTGTATCCCATGGATATACTGAGAAGAGAGATCGATAGATATACAGACGACCTGGTAAACCATAACAGAGCGCTAGGAGAATTAGACCACGCATCAGATAATGTGGTCAATCTCAAAAACGTATCTCACAACATAAAAAAAATCTACTGGGATGGGGATGATGTGAAAGCCGATATAGAAATATTGGACGGACCAGAGTTCCCATCCGGAAGGATAGCTGCAGGACTGCTTAGAAGGAAAATCCCACTAGGCATAAGCTCAAGGGGCATGGGTAGTGTAGATGAGGCCCGTGATGGCTCAGTAACTGTCAATGACGACTTCAACCTACTGACATTTGACCTAGTGTCTTTTGAGAGCACTCAAGGGGCTAATTTCTCTCTGAATGAGGGAGTATCTACGGCACCGGTGTATAAGCAGAGCAGGCTAGATAGCATAATCAGAGACCTGATTTGTAACAATGCTGGGTATTGTCCTTGTGAATAATCTAAAAAATTTAGCCGAATGTGCTAAAAAAATTAGTTTTAGTCATAGGCTTGCATATTTATTGTAGAATTAAGCACTGAATACTCTTTAAGCTCTATAAAGAGTTGCATAATAAAATCTAATTATACCTGATAAATAGGTGTAAATCCCATAATAAAATTTAAGGAAAAAAACATGAAAACTGATTTGCTAAAAGAAGCAATCGCAGATGCGGATGCTATCAAAAAACTGGCTATCGAAAACGCCAAAGCTTCCCTAAACGAAGCCTTCGATTCTAAAATCAAATCAATGCTCGCTGCCAAGCTGCAGGAAGCTGACGATGAAGATTCTTATGACGAAGGTAAAGATTACGAAGAGACTGAAGAGCCTAAAAAGCCTAAAGAGACCGAAGAAGAGGAAGAAGAGCCTACAGACGAATCTTTCGATTTAGACGAAATCTTAGCTGAAATGGAAGGCGAAGAAGATCACGATGACGAAGACGACGAAAAAGGTGAAGAAGAAGGAGATATGGAAGAAGCAAAGAAAGAAGAAGAAACTGAAGAAGAAGGCGAAGAAGAAGGCGACGAAGATATGGACGAAGAGTTAGACTTGGAAGCCCTTCTTGCTGAAATCTCCGATTCTGAAGCAGACTATTCAAACTTAGAAGAAGAGGAAGAAGAGACAGACGAAGCATACGAAGCTAAAGAAGGTGAGCTAGACGAAGCCGGAGGCGATGCTACTGCAAAATTCATGGCCACTTTGAAAAAAGCTATGAAAGCGTTTGAAACTGCCGAAACTCCTGAAGCCCCTAAAGCTGAAGCACCTAAAAAAGAAGCCCCTAAAGCAGAATCTCAAGAACTCCAGGAAATTAAGCGTCAAGCTAAGCAACTGGCTCAGAAAGTAAATGAGACTAACTTAATCAACGCAAAGCTTCTCTATCTGAATAAGATTCTTCATAACAATAACTTAAACGAAGGCCAAAAAGTAAAGGTACTTTCTGCATTCGATAGGGCTACATCAGTAAAAGAAGCCAAAATCGTGTATGAGTCCCTGAGCGAAGCATTCAGTGTAAAAACAACAAAAACCAAAAACAACTTAAAAGAATCTTTCGGATTCGCATCTAAAGCTGCTGGTACCTCAACTAAGCGTGATATCATCACCGAAGCTGATCAGCAAGTTAACAGATGGCAAAAATTAGCTGGAATCATTAAATAATAAATACAAAACAATTAATAAATGAACGTACAATCTCTATTGGAATCTGCCAATCCATACGCTTCTATGATGACTGAGGCACAGCGCCTTGTCAAGAAGTGGGGCAAGACAGGTTTACTCGCAGGCAAAGACCTGGAGAAATCTGCATATGGTCAAGAAAGGATGGCAATCATCCTTGAAAACCAAGCTAAGCAGCTTGTAATTGAAGGATCTCAAACAGGTACCGGCGGTACTTTCGTAGCAGGTCAAGGTGAGCAGTGGGCCGGTGTTGCACTCCCATTAGTTCGTAAGATCTTCGCTGAGATTTCTTCTAAAGAATTCGTTAGCGTACAGCCTATGACTCTCCCTGCAGGACTTGTGTTCTTCTTAGAATTCAAGTATGGTAACAACCAACCTGAAGGCATGAACGGCGGTGCTCGTTTCACTACCGGTGCTAGCATGTACGGTACTACCAATGTAAAAGATACCGATCCTTTCGGTGGTCTGTATGGCGCTGGTCGTTTCGGATATAGCATCAATGAGTATAGCGGTGCTGCTGCAATGGCAATCACTACTGCATCTTATGCTGACGTTAACTTCAAAGCTAACTTTAGTGCATCTGCAGCTGCTGACAAACTGCGTAAGATTAGCCTTGTAAACGCTTCTGTAATTCTTCCTAGCCTTGACACTAACGGTGTACGTGCTTTCTTGATTACTGGTAGCGGTTTCAACGAGTCTAACGTATTCGCTGAGTTCACTACTTACAATGCTACTTCTGACATCCTTACTTTCGTTGCTAGCGGCTCTGGCGGTTTCGCAACTAGCTCTAGCCTGTCTGCTTCTGTTTACTATCAGAAACAACCTAAAGACAACGATCGTGGTGACTTCGAAGATACCAACACTCGTCCATTAACTGGATCTGCTGCTATCCCTGAAATCAACGTAGAGCTTCGCTCTGAGCCCGTTGTTGCTAAAACTCGTAAACTGAAAGCTAAATGGACTCCGGAATTCAGCCAAGACCTGAATGCTTACCAGTCTATGGATGCTGAAGCTGAGTTGACTTCAACCCTTTCTGAGTACATCTCTTTGGAGATTGATCTTGAGATTATCGACATGCTGTTGTCTAATGCAAACACTACCGATGTATGGTCTGCACAGTCTAACACATTCTACAATAAGAGCACCAACACTTGGAGCGTATTATCTGCTGGTTCTACTGGCGGTTACTACAACACACAAGGTCAGTGGTTCGCTACATTGGGTACTAAAATCCAAAGCGTAGCTCGTACCATTCATAAGAAGACCTTACGTGGCCAAGCTAACGTAATCATGGTAGGCCCTAGCGTTGCAACCATTATCGAGTCTATCCCTGGATATGCTGCTGATACCGATGGTAGCCGCGAAGAGTTTGCAATGGGCTCTCATAAAGCTGGTCAGTTAAACAGCCGTTACAAAGTGTATGTTAACCCATACATGGATGAGAACACTGTACTGTTGGCCTTCAAAGGTAGCCAGTTCCTTGAGACCGGTGCTGCTTTCTGCCCTTACATTCCCTTGATCATGACCCCTCTGTTGTATGATCCCGAAACTTTCACCCCACGTAAAGGCTTACTTAGCCGTTACGCAAAGAAGATGCTCAGAAGTGAGTTCTTCGGTAAAGTATTCGTAGCTGATTTGGACAAAATCTAGTTGATTACCAACACTTTATAAACTAGCCGGGAGAAATCCCGGCTTTTTTTGTTTGCCTTATGCGAAAAATGCATACATTTGGAACATTAAATAAACCCTAAACAGGAGTAAAAGATGGCTGAAGATAAAAAGTGCTTGGAGTGTGGTACAGAATTGTCAAAGAGGCAGAAGATGTTTTGCTCCAACAAGTGCAAACTATCCAATAAGGACAACATAGCTATCAGAACCAAGGCAAAGGATAAGCAGGATGATGGCCTCATAGCCGTTTGTAAATCTACCGGAAAGGTATACAAAGACCACAAGAATTACTCAGGAGTCTTAACCCGTCATGTACGATCTATGGGCCATGAAATGACCTCCGTAGCTGACTACTTCGATGTAATACTCAACCCAAAATCTCCCAAACCCAAATACCACTGCAAATACTGTCAGTGGAGCACTGTAGATGTAAAGAACCTATCAGGATGCATAACCTCGCACCTAAAGAAAGAGCATAGCATAGAGACCTCAGACCACGTCATAAAGTATCCTGACGAGAGCATCCTATTCTCACACAACAACAAAGACTCCAACAGACAAGCAGTATTCAATACCAGGGAGGCTTCATACACAACCTGTGAGATATGTAAAAAGAGATATGAAAAGCTGACTGAGACTCACATGAACACCCATGGTATAACCCTAATCCAGTATAGGGATAAATACCCCAACAGCAAAACCCTGTCTAAAGACCAAGTAGACATCCATAGAAAGCAGTATGAGCTTAACAGAGTCGCTATAAACAAGATAAAGAAGGTAAGCAACAAGGAGAATGAGCTGAGAGACTTCTTAAAGTCCTTAGGAGTGTCCTATAAGCAATCAGATAGAACCGTTATAAACCCAATGGAGCTAGACTTCTATATTGCAGACCATAAACTAGCTATAGAGTATAACGGGCTAGCCTGGCATTCTGAGAAATTCGGTAAAAAGGATAAATGGTATCACCTGTCTAAGCTAGAGAAGTGTGAGGAAGCCGGAGTTAGGCTCATTACTATATTCGAAGATGACTGGATAAACAAAAAAGACATCGTAAAGAACAAGATAGTCAATGCTCTAAGGCTAAACAAAGACCGGATATACGCTAGGAAGTGCGTCGTGAGCGAGATAAATCTATCTGACAAAAATAATTTCCTGGATATCCATCACATACAAGCGAAGGACACCTCTCCAATATGCCTAGGACTGCACTACAACGGCGTATTAGTATCAGTGATGACATTCGGACGTCCCAAGATAACAATGGGCGACAAGGGCAAGCTAAATGGGTCGTATGAGCTGTCTAGATTCGCATCATCTACTAATGTGGTGGGAGCGGCCTCAAAACTGCTATCGTATTTCATAAAGACCTACAGCCCGAAATCAATATTCAGCTTCGCAGATAGGAGGTACACCACGACTCTAGGGGAAACCGTGTATGATAAGATTGGGTTCAAAAAGGACAAGATAAACCCTCCTACATACTGGGTATTGAAAAACCACAGACAGCGCTATCACAGATTCACATTCAACAAAAAAAGAATCGTTAAATATCTAGGAGGAGATCCAAAGAAAACTGAGATTCAGAATCTATACGACCTAGGATACGATAGGATATGGGACTGTGGAGCCATAAAATATGTTATGACTCTTACATAATTGTCTTCATAGAGAATAGAGATGCTTGAGATATTAGGAAGGGGTAGAGTTCTATTTCTTTAGCATGTTCAATATCTGATTCATATTGCTAACAGACATGCTTAAACTAACACTGTCTTCTGGTTTTAGCCTCTTTGCAATAGACTCTATACCGTCTAACTCCATTTTTAAATCTTGTTGCAGTTTAGAAACCAGACCAGATTTTAATCCTTGAAGTTGTCTTTCATATTTATTTTCAATATATTCAAGGCGATCTTGCGCCTTTTGCAAATCAGCCCTCAACTCAGCTATCAACTTGTCCTTATCAACAGCCTGTTCTGATAGTTTAGATTCTGCATCTCCCTTCTTTGAGAACCTCTTAACATCGACTCCCATATCTTTCATCTCAGTAAGCAAAAACATTTTATCATCTTTAGAAACCTTGGGATTCTTCAAAAAAGATTTTACCTTAGATTCCAACATTATATTTAAATTCCTATTTGGACCGCCCCCTTTAATAGATTCAGATGAATTTTCGGATGTTAAATTCTTGTATGATTTCATTGCTAAATTATGTAAATATTCATGTATAAATATGGTACAGGGTCATATATAATCATATTTATATCCGAATGCCGGTAGGCATTGTAATATTGTCTATGCATAATAAAACAATCAAAACATGACGTCTAATCATCACAACGACACAGTCTACAACCAGAAAAAGGTTCCTAAGAGCCCAATTAAGTTCAATCTCCAGCTCAACGAAGAGCAGAAGATTGTAAAACAGTTAATCTATGAGAAAGATGTAAACATCATATTGGGCAGTTGGGGTACTGGAAAGACGGCCTCCGCTTGTCAAATAGCATTGGACCTGCTATTCAAGAAACATAACGGCATAGATAAGATATACATATCTAGGCCCATAGACTTCACAGCTACAGGGTACCTGAAGGGGACCATAAGTGAGAAGCTGAGCCTGCACGTTATGCCGATAGTCCAGAATATGTATGCTTGTTACAACAGAGAGAAGATAGACAAGCTATTTTCAGATAACGTTATACAGATCATACCTATAGATTACATGAAAGGTATGAACCAGGCTACTAGCGTCACTATAATAGACGAGTTTGAGGACATCAACTACCATGACTTCAAACTGATTCTAACAAGGCTGTGTAAAGGCAGTAAACTCATATTCACAGGATCCGAAGAACAGATAGATGTGAAAGACTCTTGCCTAAGCAAGGTAAGACTCCTTAAGGATTCTGGTCTAGTTGGGTATAGCACTCTAACCATCAACCATAGAAATGAGGATATTGATAAGATAATAAATTACATAGAAAGCAAAAAATAGTGGGGGATAATTTTAAAATTCGTATATTTATATCAAATGATATCATATAATGGCAGTTAAAATTACCCAAAAAGATTTTATATGTAGAGCAGTATCCGTGCATGGAGATCTTTACGACTACTCAAAATCAGTATACAAAAACTATAGAACCAAAGTATGTATACAATGCAAAGTCCATGGGGAGTTTTACCAGACCCCTCATGACCATATTTCAGGTAAGTATGGGTGTAGATTTTGTGGTAAGGAGAGCGCATCTTCGAAGAGAATGAAAAGCAAGGAGGAATTTAAAAAGGAAATAGAGAATTTATATCCTGGAATTTTTAATATTGATAGCCTTGTATACTCTGGGATGAATAGTCCTGTGAGGATAACACATATTAATTTCGGAGAGTTTGAAATATGTCCCAAAAAACTATTGTATCAAAACCCAAAGAGAGGCGACATGTTTCACACAGTAGACTTTCTTAAAAAAGAGAAGCAGGTAAAGATAGAAAACTTCCTAAAAAGAGCTGAAGAAGTGCACGGAGATAAGTTTACATACGACATGGTCAATTATAATGGTCATGAATCTAGTATATCAATATATTGCAAGGAACATAAAAAACACTTTACTCAAAAAACAAAGCATCATCTAAAAAGTAATGGAGGATGTCCTGATTGTAAGTCAGATAGCATATCCAGAGCCGCATCACAGGACTTACCATCATTTATTAAAAAAGCCGTAGAAATTTGGGGAGATTCCTTAGATTTTTCCAAAACAGTATATAAAAACAATAAAACTAAAAGTGTATTTGTTTGCAGAAAGCATGGAGAATTTACAAAAACTCCCAACGATATTATAGGAGGGCATGGATGTAAACTTTGTGGGACTTCTAAGTTGGGTAAGTACAATGTGAAAAATTCAAAGAACAGAGAATCTTTGTATAAGGAGCAAACGGCTATTTTATATCTCATGAAAATTCACAACAGTGAAGAGACTTTCTATAAAGTGGGAATATCTATCAGCCTGTTTGATCGGATATCTAACATAAAAAGTTTATCAAAGTGTGAAGTAGAAGTAATACATTCTGTGAATATGACATTATTCGAAGCAGTTAACAGAGAGCATACTATTTTAGACCAGTTAAGCAAGTATTCATACCTACCTAAAAAAAGGTTTTCTGGGTATAGAGAGTGTTTATCTGTTGACTGCTTAGAAGAAGTCAATAAAGCCTTCACACAGATATACGACAATTACAAGGACTGATGATATTTATATCAGTAAACACATATAAATGGCAGGTCAAATAGAGATACAATATTACGATGCATCAGTACCGTTAGTGGCTGTTAGTGGGTCGACACCTTTCGGCTACTACGATACTGATGCAATGTTCGTAAGCGATGCTCCCAAGTTCGTAAAATTCGCAGCACAGAGACTCGGATATCCTATCATGGAAGTCGAGCTACAGGATATAAACTTCTATGCATCTTTAGAAGATGCTGTTACCGTGTACGGCAAAGAGCTGTATGAGTATAAGATCCGTGAGAACTACATGTCCATGGAAGGCAATACTACCGGAAGCCAACTGAACAACACCCTAATCCAACCTAACTTCGGCAACATGCTGAGGATAGCTACTGACTACGGTTCTGAAGTGGGTAGTGGCGGTAACGTTCATCTATATACCGGGTCTATACCAATGGTAGCCAACCAACAGTATTATGATTTGGATGCCTGGGCGAGTTCATCCATAAGCCTGGCTCCTGGAGATAGAATAGAAATCAAAAAGGTGTTTTATGAGGCTCCTCCGGCCATTGTTAGATACTTTGACCCATATGCAGGAACAGGTACCGGATTGCAGTCTCTTATGGAAACCTTCGGCTTTGGTCAATTCTCACCCGGTATAAACTTTATGCTGATGCCGGTGTACTTCGACGTGCTTAAGATACAGGCCATTGAGTTCAATGACCAGATAAGAAAATCCGCATACACCTTTGAATTGATTGACAACAAGCTGAGGATATTCCCAATACCAACATTCGATAGAAACCTGTTCTTCAACTACATAAAGAAGTCTGAGAGGAACAGTGTAATCCGGGATAGCAGATCCAATCTGATAACCAATGTCAGCAATGTGCCATATGGAACTACCACATACTCACAAGTAAACTCCGTGTACAAGAAGTGGATATTCGATTACGCATTAGCGCTCTGTAAAGAGACTCTAGGCAACATTAGAGGAGTGTACCAATCAATACCCATTCCAGGCGCTGAAACAACCTTAAATGGCCAAATGCTGATAGATCAGGCTAACAATGAGAAGACTGCTTTGATAGAACAGCTCAGAGCTACCTTAGATGACACATCTAGGCAGAAGCAATTAGAGAAGAAAGCTGATGAATCTGCGAAGATGAGAGACACATTTGTTAACTTTCCAATGCCTATTTACATATTATGATAAAGCTAGTAGACATATTAATGAATGAGGATCAGTATGATTATGATAGAAAGGAGACGATAAAGCATACTTTCCATACATACTCATGCTATTACCTCGTCAAATTCAAAAAATCCATTAATAGAACGGAGGCTGTAGAGAGAATACGAGGTATAAAAAGTGTCACTATTGTGGATTTGAGAGGAGATGAGAAACTGAATAAGATAAACAGGAGCCTGGCAGACTTTGAATACAGCACTGTCGAGTTAAAATTCGTAACGAATGAGGAACCTTCTAAGCAAGTGGAGTACATTCGTAAGGCCATGGTAGGCTCAGACAAGGCCAAAGGCATAGATTTCATACCGGGGATAGTCGCTGCTAAGGCAAAAGAGGACACCTTAATAAAACTAGATTAAAAATGGCCCTTTTTGGAAGCGTTAGAGCTAGATCTCTATTCAGACATCACAGTAGACAGTTGCTAGCTAGGATAGTAGCTGAGGAAGTGCTATACTATAAGCTGTCACTCAAGGAAACCTCGTACAATCTGTACGGTGAGTCCAAGAGTAAGGTGTATTTTCAGCCTGTACTGATGACATGCCTGTATCAAGTTACCGATCAGGCGTCTGAAGACGCAGAATACGGAAAGAGCCGGTCTCAGCAGGTAGACTTCAAGTTCCTTAGGGACGATTTAGTAATCGCAGGACTGCTTCCGGAGGCTGGAGACATCATATCTTGGCAAGAATCCTACTACGAGGTGGATCTAATCATTGAGAATCAGAGAGTGATGGGTAAGAACCCTGAATATGCCTTAGAAACTGGATTAGCTAAGTACGGAGAGTCCTGGTCCATGATATGCAAGAGCCATTTGACAAACGTTAATAAACTGAATATCGCAAAATCGAAATAAATTGCCTACTCAAAAAAGAACCATAAAGAATCGTCCCAAAAATGAAGCTGAAAAGCTGAATGATGCGCTCAACGTCTTTACAGAAGGGGTTGCCAAACCGTCTATACATACGTATAAGAGGGGCGATGATACGAGCGTGAGAGGGGATGATATAAAAAGCGTATCAGTAGGGATTGAAGACATTGATGAGGCCGTTATATACTATTTTAAAGAGGTGATACGGCCCTACGTAGTCAGCGAGGGGTCTACTGTGAGCATACCAGTGATGTACGCAGACCCTGAGAAGTGGAAATCTGCTCAGAAGGATGGATACTACAGGGATAAAGAGGGGAGAGCACTATTTCCCGTTATAACGGTGAGACGTGATAACATGGAGAAGCGTAGAGACTTGACAAATAAGCTCGACGGTAATAAAGCTAACGTCTACCAGGTGTATGAGAAGAAGTACACTCAGAAGAACCAATACGACAACTTCGGAATACTCACCAATAGGGTTCCGGTGAAGGAGTTCTACAATGTGGTGGTACCGGATTACTATACTGTGACGTACTCATGCGCCATCTACGTATCCTACCAACAGGATCTGAACAAGCTGATAGAGTCAATAGGCTTCCGGTCTGATTCCTATTGGGGAGTGCCGAATAAGTTCCAATTCAAAGCCACCATAGATAGCTTCCCGGTAACCACGGCAGTGTCTGACGGTGAGGACAGGAAGATTAGCTGCATATTCACCCTGACATTGAACGGGTATCTGACCCCTAACAACATAGACAAGCAGTTAGCTGCCAACTCTTTAAAAAGCCGGAGCAAGACTCAAGTAATATTCACCATGGAAGCGATTAGTGGTGACCTAAACAAAACAGCATTACCTATGAGAAAGAACGTGTCGCTAGCGGCAACATCATTTATACCAGAAGGAGTAACGGTGTACAACACATTCCAGTACCCGGCATTGAATACCGATATTCTGTCATATATCAATACCAATACGCCTAAGAAAGCTGACGTGATGACTGTAGATACTGCGACATTCAACAACACATCGTTTAAGGTACCACCCACTTCTGCAGGATTGCCTCCAACTTCGGTAACGGATTTCAGCTTCTTCGCAAATGGGGTATTTGTACCTGGTCAGCATATAATATCTTTCGCAGAATCCGGAAGCAGTACCGTACTTACAATAAACCCAACAACGCTTGGGTATGGATTTGACAGCATTGATGAAATAATAGGAGTAGGAAAATTCGCATAAGATGGCACTAATAAGATTTAAGCAAATAGAGAAAAACTGGTCTGGGGATGTTAGCATCACAGGCTCACTGTCAGTATATGGAAGTGGTACATTCGTACAATCATCCTCCATACCTGCCTTGATAGTGTCAGGATCACAGTCTGTAGTAGCTACAAGTACTCGCAGTGGCTCAGTATACATACAAGGTCTTGGAACGCTGGCAGATACTGGTAGCAACCAGACTGTAGACTTAGGAGATAATTCATATTAAAAAGTTATATAAATGGCGCAATGGAAAAAGATACCTAGAGAAGGTGGGGATGTAACGTTTAACACCGTTATAGTGTATGGAGACTTCTCAGGCTCCGCAACCGGGGCATTCGGTATAACATCATCAAACATAGTAGGGGACTTCTCAAGGATCGCCACCGGGAGCGTGATTGCTACGGTTAGCGTAAACGATAATGCCTTCGTGTTAGAGAGAAGTGGGAGCAGTCTTATAAACGTAAGCAGTAGTGGTAACGTCGGTATAAACACAGCACCAACCGGGTATAAGCTAGATGTGTTAGGCACTCAAAGAGTACAAGGCAAGCTGACTGTGAGCCAGACAGGAGCTGATATAACAGGCAGCCTGGCAGTAAGCGGATCATCCACACTATCAGGCAGCCTGCAGTCTAGCGGATCAAACACCTTTATAGGATTAAACAACCTAGCAGGGGTATCATCCCTGACAGGCATTACAACTCTCTCAGGAAGTGTATATTTATCAGGGTCTAGAAATACGAACCCCACTATAAAAATAAACGGAGATATCGAGCATACAGGGATTACTAAAATGATTCCGATAAGCGCTAGCATAGATAGCTCAATATCAGCATCATACGTATATGTAGACCAGTCTACAAATGACCTGTACTTTGAACAGAATGGTAACGGGTATGCTAACAGGACTAGGCTGAGATGGCTAGAGGGCAACATGTACACCGGCCTACTTCATGGAGGGCTATTATCAGTAACACCTGGAGCTACAACCTACAACATGAGCTCTGGAAGCGGTATAGTAGTGACCTTGAACGCATCTATAGCAGATGATCCATACCCAACGGTAAGATATGTAAAGTGGGATAATTATGTGAGCCAGTCACTGACCTTCCTCACTGCATCCATCCAAACCTTTGTAGGAATAGACCCAACAGGAAGCATAATACAAAGCAACACTCCATGGACTGATGGCCAATACAACACTAGCATATCAATAGGAACGGTCCTACACCAAAACAAAGCTACGGTAAATTCGGCTATATCTTACCCAAATGTGGCATATGGATATAAGCAACGTACCTACGATTTCATAAAAGCCTTCGGACCTCTAAAGCTGTCAGGATTCACTCTATACCCATCTAGCTCACTAGGGCTGACTGTGGGCGGTGGAACAGCGTTCTCCGATGGACGTAACTACCAAAACGATCCCAACAACCCTAGCTATATTACAGACTTAGGTACTACAGTATCTAAGATATTCCGGTATTATCAATCAGGATCAGAGTTTGTATTGGATACTAGCGGTAGCCTAGGATATACCGTGATAGACCCCGTAAACTACAATAACAACGGAACGCTTACTCCGGTACCAGGCACGGGTGCTAACAGACAGTGGTCCATTCAAAGGGTATTCTGGTATCCAAATAGTGCCACTAAAGGGATAGTGGTGTACTACGGAAACGCTACATATGAGACGAGAACCGATGCTATCGCTAACATAGAATTTGAAACCTTCAATGAGGTAGCGAATACTCAACAGAATGCTATATATCTAGCAGCCGTAGTCATAAGGAATGACGGAATCTTCACAGACGCAGAGACCTATTCAATAAGACCAGGAGGCATATTCAGAAGTGTCGGTGGATCGGGAGGCGGTGGCTCAGCAGCTACCACTAGGCTGATAGACCTGACCGATACTGCTATACTTACCCCAACTAGCGGTCAGGCATTGGTGTACAATTCAACCCTGTTGAAGTGGGTGAATTCATCATACATGTCAGCTTCCATATCTGGAAATGCTGATACCGCTACCTCATCATCGTATGCTCTGACGGCTTCGTATGCTGCTAATGCTGTTTCTAGCTCCTATTCGTCTAACAGTTGGACTCTGACAGGTAATAGTGGAACTAACCCTTCAACCAACTATGTAGGAACCTCAGACTCTAGCAGCCTAAGTATCAGGACTAATGGAGTGGAGAGGATGAGTATATCATCATCAGGAAGGATAATGATGTTCCCTAATGGGAGACAACCCCTTAGCCTATTCCATATGAACGATAGTACCGGTGGAGTATTCACCACTGTCAACTATAATGGGACCGCATCAGCAGGATATGGCTATATTAGAAGTGGGTATTATGATGGAAATACAAACACCTGGAATATATCTACGGGGTATGTGGGAGGGTCAAATCAAACCACAAGTGGTCTTAGGCTAGTGGGAACAGATGATGCCGGGGGACAACATTCAATAACTCTAGGCCTGTCATCAGACTTAGGAACAAACAGGAGTGTAACTTTCAAAGGGAGTAACACATTCTCAGGGGGAAACACGACCGAGTTTAGATTTGTAGGAAGCATTACTAACCAGCTAGGGGCAACCGGAACAGGACTAGGATTATACCAAACTTTCGGAAGCAGTATAACAGACGGTAAGCATGAGGCGTTGAGAATAAGCCCCTATATCTCAAACACAGGAGCCACGCTACTAATTAACATGGGAACCAACTCTGCAGCTGAGAACACCGGAACGCATACGGCAAGGTTCACAGTAGACAGCCTAGGAAATACTTCCATAGGTAGCGGTACTATAGATAGCAGCTCCATTCTAACTATGAACAGCACTTCTAGCGGCTTCCTAATCCCTCGTCTCACATCAACACAAAAGAATGCTATTTCTAGCCCCGCTACGGGGCTCATGGTCTATGACACTACAGACAGTAGATTCTACGCATATAGCTCATCCTGGAGAGGCCTAGCCTACATGAATGACATATCATCATCAGGACTGATATACACAGGAGACACTACTAGGAACTACCTATCATACGGAGCAGGCAGCGGAAGCATGTTAGGAACAGCTAGCAATGGTAGAAACATCGCTATTGGAGAGTCTTCAATGGCTAGCATCACTAGCGGAATTGCCAATATAGGCCTAGGCTATGCTACGTTAAGAGATGTTACGGTAGGTAGTTATAACACCTCTATCGGCTATCAAGCACTCATCGCAAACGGTAATTACACTACTGCAATAGGTTACAATGCGGGAACTTTAGGTGGTCAGAATAGTGTAATGGTGGGGGCTGGTGCCGGTTATTATGGCGGTACGGAAAACACTGCAGTAGGGCAAGCGGCTTTAGGGGCTTCCCAAAATAGTGGATATAATACAGCTGTTGGTTACGGGAGCTTATACTATATGCAAACAGGCGGAAGTTATAATACAGCAATAGGCCATTCAGCAGGGTATACGAGCCAAACAGGAAGCTATAATGTAGTAATAGGTGCTGGTACAAGATTGCCATCAATAACAGGCAGTAATCAACTTCAAATCGGTTCAAGCACCGTTAACTGGATTTCAAAATTTACCGGCAACAACTTTCTGATAAACGCAGGTGGCGCTACAATATCAACAGCTACTCCATCAGCAGCTCTAGAAATCTACAGTGTGTCAGGAGGTCTGTTGATACCAAGACTTACCACTACACAGAAGAATGCTATAAGCAGCCCCGCTACAGGTCTGATACTGTACGATACTACTGACAGTAGGTTCTATGCGTATAGCGGTAGTTGGAGGGGAGTAGCGTATGTTGATGACATAGCAGCTAGTAGCTCTATAGCCACATCAGGAACAACTTTGTATTCGACCAAACCTGGGACAGCGAATTTTAGCACATCGAACGGTATATTTTTTGGGGAATCAGCAGGAACAAGCGCGACCAATGCAAACAATTCAAACTTCTTTGGGAACAATGCGGGACAGTTTGCAACCAATGCGGCCTACTCAAATTTCTTTGGTTTAAATTCGGGATTCCTTGCCGGTAGTGCAGCCTACTCAAATTTTTTCGGAGCAAGGGCTGGGCAATATGCAGGAGGAGCGACCTACTCAAATTTATTAGGCCCATATTCAGGATACAATGCAACATCAGCTTCCTACTCAAATCTGTTTGGCTACAACGTAGGGTATACAAGTAATACAACAGCCAGTATAGGAACCAACAACATAATCATAGGTACAAACATAAGCCTACCTGCAGCTACCACAAATAGTATAAACTTAGGCGGAGTGTTGTTTGGAGTAAATACCTATTCAACATCATCTGGTAATCCGAGCATAACGGCTCAGGAAAGCGGAAGGATAGGAATAAGAACGGTAGTACCAGACGCAAGTTCGGCTCTAGAGATAGGAGGGACTACTGGAGGGTTGTTAATGCCTAGACTGACTACCATACAAAAGAATGCTATTTCTAGCCCCGCTACGGGGCTCATGGTATTTGATAGTACTGATAGTAGATTCTACGCTTATAGCAGCAGTTGGAAAGGTCTAGCATATGTTAGTGAGCTAGGAGCTAGTAGCTCAATAGCAACCTTCGGCACCGCCTTATACTCAACAAACCCCTCTACATCTAACTTCGGATCTAGCGGCATATTTCTAGGACCTAATGCAGGTAG